CTGGTTTCAATTACTTTTCCTTCGTTTTTTAGATAATCTTCTGCGTACCATTTCAGAAAATCTCCAAATATCTTTTCTTCTGCTTCTTTTCTTGCTTTTATAGCATCATCTTTTTCGGTAAAATGGCCGAGACGGTATTTCTTTTTCTTGAACATGATCTCGGCCGTCCATTTCCCTTTTCTTTTGTCATACCATACGCCTGTTACTCCTGACGTGTTGGTTGATCTTATTTTTGTCCCATCCAGCTTACATGGGGCGGTTCCGTCAACATATAGATTTTTCACCTTTTCTTTTTGCAGGCAACCGCACGATTTAGTGTTTCCACCTACTAAACTTCCATATGGCACATCACATTCTTTTCCGCATTCACATCTGCAATGCCATATTTTTCCTCCGCCTTTTCCTGCTTTTTATCAATGGCATATAACGCTGTCAGTTTGCCGAATGTTCGATTGCTTATGTCGGTATAAACTGGATGATTCCCACAGTTTTTTACTTCGCCGCGAATCAGATTTGATTTTGTTGCCATTCTGGTTTTTCTGCAAAGCAGGCATGTGCATCGATACAGTAGACGTCCGTACGAGTTTCTTTCATCCGTCAACTCTTCCACGCGCAGATCGTTAAATACTTTTCCTATAATGCTTGTATCCGGCTTTCGTGGCACGCTGCTTTCTCCTTATTCTTTCCGCATTCTTTCTTTACTTTCAGAAGCTCATACGGGGCTTTTACGCCCAGAGTCTCTCACCATCCTGATACTGGTGAATATCCCCGTCTTCGCGAATCATGTAGAGCGGAGAGCTTACAATATCGCCATCCTCATAAACCGCAATCATCGCTTCCTCAACTTCAGCGTCCTCAAATTCGCCCTCTACCGTTTCGAATGCATCATTCCATGTCTCGAACCAATCCGCCTGATCTGCTTCCTGCCAATCACTGCCGCTGCCTGCACGTCTGATGTTTACTGCATATTCTTTCATTCCTTTTTCCTCCTGTATCTCTGTTTTTGTTTCCCTTGATTTCTATGGTTTTATTATATCCCACATTGTGGTATTTGTCAAGTACCATTCCGCAATTCGTGGTATTTTTTCAACAAGTATCGGCATAAAAAGGCAAAAAATAAGGGCAGCATACGCCACCCTTATATCTTACTGCCGATCCACAAACCGGCTGTGCACATATCCATAATGTTTTCCGGCAATGCGGATATAATACCACAGCGCGCCCTTTGACGCTTCCGCACTGCCGCAGACGTCAACCAGATTTTCCTTGTTAAGCTTCGGATAGCTTCCAAGCAGGGGCTTCTTTGTGCCTGCGCCGGTACGTACGTTGACGCCATCCTGATTAATCCGGCCCACCCACTTCGGTGTTTTATCCGACTGGCCGCCTGCTGCCTTGTCATACCGCGCCAGATCAAACCGCTTGATGATGTTGCAGATCTTGTCGATGTAGCTTATGTCCGTCGCATAGTCGCCGTTTTTGATAATCGTGATCTGCTCCCGATAGTCTGCCGCATCCCTGATGCCAGCATACCGTAGCGCCTTGCCGTCTTTCGCGCCCAACAGGTACGCACAGCGGTCACGGATCGAATCTTCGATGCACGGATACGCCCGAAACATGGCATCTTCATAATATACGCTTCCATCCTCGCGCTGCTCTGCCGTTCGGATCTCCGTCCATGCGTCGACATTCCAGACACTCCCCGGCCATGTATTCCCGGAAAGCATACACTTCATCCCGCACACATTGTTCGCTTCGCGCGCAAGCTTTGTCGTGCAGTATCCGCTTTCAAGGATCGTCTGCGCCGCGCATACGGACGGCAGCAACCCATATTCCTCGGCGATCGGACGGCAGATATCAAGCAGCCGGTTCGCGGCCTGCGTCTCCGACAGCCCTTTAAAATCTGTGGCCTGCGTGCCGGATGCTGCAGACGCGGTGTACACGGCCTTGCCGTCCCAGTCGTATACGGTATAGCCTACCGGGCAGCTTTCTTTCGCACCATCCAGATTGATATACGCACCCATCTGGCTCCCGGCATCGTCCCAGGACTTACGGATGCGATAATATTTCTCCGGCTCCGGCGCCACCTCTGCGGCAGTCGCCCCAGTCATCTCAGCCTTGACTGCTGCCCGGAACTTGTCCATTGACAGACCAAACCTGTCCCACACATGTGTAGGATCCACATGTGCGGTCGACAGCCCGGCGCGCCGCCCTTCATCATGGCTGCTGATCGTGTACAGTCCTGACGGCAGCTTTGCGCACGGATCCCACCCGTGTCGTTTGCAGATATCTGCGCACAGCTTCACAGCGGTCTTGTAGCCGCGCTTGATGTCAGCCTCAAACTTCTGCGCGTTCAGGACGTCGTAACTCGCGCCGCCAGTGTAGCGGATATAATCACTTTCGCAAATTTCGATCGTGATCAGGTTTTTATTTCCGTAGCCTCCGTCCGCCCACGTATAGTAATCTTCCGGCAGGCATTGCAATGCCTTGTCTGCCTTGTCGCAATCCACGATATAGGTCACGCACGCGGAGACTGCGGACTGATTCCAGTAATCGGCGACCGCCTGCGCCGTTCCCTGACCGCAGCCGATTGTGTGGATCTGGATGCCGATCGGCGTACGCTTCTGGGCTTTCTGATAGCAGCGGTTGTTTTTCAGGTAATTCTTTGTGATCCTCAAAGCCATACTGACTCCTTTCCTGTGCGACGTCGCACAAAAAGAGGACGGTCGCCCGCCCCCCCCCCATCATTTCTTTTTCTGCGATCCGTTCACTTTGCCGTCATCCAGCAAGTCTTTCACGCCTTTAAACCATCCGTCAATAATTTTTTCAAGTGTGGCTTCAGAAAGAAAAATTTGCAGCCACCCGGGCAAGAGCTTGCGTGCCTCCTGCACCACCCACTTCAATTTCTGCTTTCCGGCAGCGCTTGTATACATATGTTCTGCCTTTAAAATCAACTGGTATACATCCGCCCTGATCCCGTCCAGTCCTTTGATCTTAAGATACTGATAGATCATGGTAAACGTTAGGATCGCCAGAACAATCAATGCAATCAAAACGATCGGCAACGGTACTGTTTTTAAAAATTCCAATAATTCCATAATTAATCCTCCATCATCTTTGTGTCCGCTTTATGTGCTTTGCGGTTTAAATAATCGTTGATTTCTGCTGCTGCTTTTTGTGTCGGCCCGTTCGCGCCCAGTTGCTGCAGTCCACCAAATACGCCCAAAAGCGCGCGCATGATGATTTCACGCTCCTCCAGTGACTCTCCGAGCATCCGGCGGTTGTGCGCATACTCCTTTTCCAACGCATTCAGCCGTCCGTAGTCCCGCGCAAGCTTATCATCGATGTCGGCGATCCTGCCCTCAATGCGCTCCAGACGGTCCGCGGTGCTCTTGCTTTCCGCCTCCTGTGCCTGCTCTTTTTTAGGCGCGGCGCTTACCCGGCGTTTGAACTCCGGCCACTCCTTATATAAAAAATAAATCACCAAAAAGCAGATGACCAACCATGTGACCATCTGCTCCCCAGTGACAAGCTCTGATATTTTATTGACCATTGTTCAGCTCCTTACTCCACTGCATCTGACGCAAACATCTTGTCCTGCAGCGCATAGCACATCCTCTGAAACGCATCATAGTCCTCCCGGCAGGTCTCGCGGTTCTCTCTGTAAAGCTGCCTCGCTTCCTCCGTCTGAAAATATCTGCTGACGCTCATATTTTCCGGCGATCCGCTGTCAATTGTGCAGGTATAACCTTCGATCGCCACCTCTCTGGTAGCGTCGCCCTCGGTTACGGTGATTACGGAATTTGCCATAAACGTTACACTCTGTCTCTGATTCTTTAACATAGTTTTGTCCTCCTGATATATGTTTTTATATGTCGTATGGTTATAGGTTATATAGTTTATATGGTCGGTGCTCTGATGGTTATCATACGGATACCTCCTTTTATAAAAAATAGAAGCATATAAATATCTGAAACGTCAGATACTTATATGCGGCTACTTAATTAAACACGGATAGCCCGCGAAAAGTGCTTTATATCACAGGAGATATTGATTCGCTGATAACTGGCAGCGCAGGCACACATCCGTTTAT